CACCTCCACCGGTAACGGCCAACTCGGCCTCTTTTGTTGGTGGTCCAAGCTCGGCAAGTATGCTGCTAATATCCTCGTCGGCCATCGCTATCTCACTAACTGATACAAAGCTGCGTATTCCCGCTCTTGAGCGTCGCTCCAATTTTTGCGGCCCACCTGCTGTAACGCCTTGATCCGAAGTTTAGCCTCCGCAACGGCCAACGCCGCCGCCGCTGGCTGTGCTGTCGCCGCTGGAGCCGCTGTTGGCTGTGCAACCGGAACGACAACCGTTTGAGTTGTTGGCGCTGGTGCCGCTGTCGCGCCGACCACGGCTGCCGGAGTCGCCGTTGCTGTCGGTGTCATCGCTTTCACAAGCTTGCTTTCCGGCGTAGCTGATACTAACGGGATCACCTCCTTTTGCTTAGTCGGTTGTGGTGTAGGCGACATCGCCGCCTGTGGCATTTGAGCGGGTTGTGCCGACGGTGCTGCCGCCGGCGGCTGCTGTTGGCTTGATAGCGCCGAAATGATTCTTTCGGGACTCAATTCACCGCTGGCAAGCTTGTCGAGTATTTGGGAAGCGCTTGCGTCGCCTAGATCCTCAACGCCTGGAACTCTGAACCACTTTTGCACAACGTCTTCGTATGCTTGCGCTGGCCCGAGCGGTGAAATGCGTTGCCGAATTACATCGGCACGATCTGCTCGTCGTGTGCGGGTCAATGCCTCATTTTCCGCAAAGTTGATCACTTGCTGATATTGATTCGCATATGAGTTGTAAGCGTTTCGCGCTATTCCAAGAATCTGCGCTCGTAGTTGGGGAGTTAATTTTCCTTTTCCTTCAGCTGCATTTGCCATCAGAGCCTTGAACTGGTCGGGTATGCTCGGGCTGCCCATGATAGCGCGAACCTCGCCCTCGTTTACTGACAAAGCCGGCTCAATCGCCTGGATCGCTCCCTTGGCGAACTCAACGTCGGACACGGCATCGGTCTTCATCACGCCTTGCGCAAGCCTTTGAACAACACCTTTGCTGTACTGATAGTTTTTGTATGCGTCGGATTTGGTCAGATTGTCTTGAATTGACTTCAATTCCCCTTCCGCTTTAGTGCCGAGAAACTCCGAACTTGTCCCCGCCTCTTGAGCTGCTGCCGTTCCTGCCGCTCGCATCGTGTCGTATTCGCTGATCGACACGCCAAGATCCTCGGCCGCCTTTCGTTTTGATTCTATTTCCGCCTTGATTCCTTCCTGGCGTCGAAGTTTTTCGTCTTCGAGTTGCTGCTGCATTTGGTTGATCGCCATGTATCGCGATGCGCCCGCCAATCGTGGCTCTGCCTGCAAAATCTGAGATCGCCTCTCCGGTGTGATAGTCGGACTCAATAGCTCAGTCAAGTAACTGGCTGAGGCTGCGTTTCTTTCGTCGGCCGCTTGTCGTGCTTGATATCCCAAAAGACCGGCGACCAACGCTCCGCCTAATACAGTGGCAAAGTTGCGACCTGGGGAGCCGTACGGATCAACGAGCGCAGGTAGTGCGCTCGATACACCTTGCGCCGCTATTCCCCAGCCTGTCTCTCCGCCTGTGTATGAGTTGGCAAGTAGACTCGCCAATAAGTCCTCGCCCGCCATTAGCTTAACGCTCCTCGCGTTATACCTGCACTAACTCCGGTCGCAAATCCGCCAATCGCCTGATTCCATGCGCTCGGACTCTTTCCTTCCTGTGCCGCCTGAAGCGCTGCTTGGTCATACAGTAGATCCCGCTTGTATCCGTACTCTGCTGCCATCAGAGCGAAAGGATCTGGACCTCCTCCCCCACCGCCTCGAGCCATCGATGCTCGTGCTTGCCGCTCAAGTTTTGCCTGATTCGCTTCCCACTGTCTTTGTTTCTCTTGTTCAACCGCCGCCGATTGTACGCCGAAAAAGCTGCCCAGCTTGGCCGCCTGATCAATCGGCACGTTGTAGCGTGCAAGCTCTTGATCGAATCGCTGACCCTGCAACGCCCGACCCGCTTGTTCTGCTGTTAGCATCGCCTGTTGTCGCGCCCTGTCTTGCGATTTGTACATTTGGTCGCGCATCTTTGCCGCTCCTGCGCCCATTGGATCAAGTCCACGCTCGGCGATCATCTGTTCTAACTGCAATTCGTCATCCCTGAACTGCTCGCTATTTTCAATTTCAAAGTTATCCATCACGTTTTGAAAAGCGCTCTGGTATAGGTCGTCGTATTCGCCTGGATTAAAGGCCCCTTGAGATTGTGCTTGGTTTAAAAAATCCTGGACGCTCTGCGTTACCTCTTGACCAACTGCCGCCACGTTTCGCTCGCCTTGCCGCTGCATCTCACGCTGCTCGCGCTTGTATGCTCGCTCTTCTCGCCGCTCTTTTCGCTTCTTTTTATCGCCACGTTTAGTCGAAGGACTTTTGCTTAATGCTGTTTTCCGCTCGGCCATTATACTTGCCCTCCTATCTCAAAACGGACCTCAAATCCGAAAAGCTTGAACGCTGAATCGTTCACGCTCACTTTCATGTAGATCGACCCGCTGTGTCCCTGCCCCTTGAGAGAGGCTCGGTCGTATATGTACTCAAGCCCGCCGGACCAACTCGACCCCCACGGAGCGCCCCAAAACGTTGTTGCCCCTGGTCCTGTTGTAATTGTTCCGGTTGGCGCCTGTCTACGAAAATCCGTGTTCATCGCTATCTGGTAACCAACGCCTCTTTGCGTTTGTATTAGCGGTCGGACGTCTTTCCAGTTTTTATAGTTGCCACGAACTCCATAAAACAAAAACGGCATTTCGATTGTAAGGTCAATCGGAAAGCCCTTGTCTGTGTATCCGGTCTCAGCTGTGTATATGATGCCATCATCGCTGCCGTAAAAAGTGTCGGTGCCAGCGACCGTTACCATGATATCGTCACTCTGCGAATACAAGCCGTACTTGCACCAAGCCTTTGAATCAATCGACCATGCCAAAATGCAAGTTTCTGTCGCCGATACCGGCACGGCCAAATACACACGCCTTGTCGTAGGATTGAAAACACCGTGCCATCGGTAAGAAAAAGGAAAAATCGCAGCGTAACGGGAAAGGAGCGGGTTTATTCGTCCGCCTATGGTTTCCGTCGCTTGCTGAGGGTCCGACGCAAAAAGGACCGAAATCGGGACGATACCTTGTTGAGTAAGGATCCAAATATCGTTGTTGACCCTGACGAAAGCGTTGTACCCGAGCGGTTTGCCAATGAAGTACCTCGCAACGATACCCCAATCGCCCGTCGGCGCTCCGGCTGGCGACGAACCTGCATAAAACAAAATCTCTCCTTCGCTGCTGCACGCAAAGAATAAGTCGGCCGACGTTTGCGCAGTCTGATTAGTATACGAACCAGCAAAGACCAAAAAGCCGCCCCGTGTGAAAACATATTGCAGATCCTCCTGGGTAAGAGCGCTCGCGCCGACGGCGTTTGTTCCGCCATACCAAAAACTGAGCGTATTTTCCTGAACAAAATAAAGACGCGACTTGTAACTCGAAACATTCACCAAGCTTGAAAGAGATACCCCAGTAAAGGTCGAATCCGCTGTCGTTGTTCCGTTGTATACCTGCGCAACGTCTGTGCCGTTTACGATAAACAAACGATTGGCAAACACCGTCGTTTGACATGCGTTTTCTGTGATGGGAGTTGTACCTGTGACGGTAGTTGTAACGCCTCCGACTAACGAAAAGATGTTTCCGCCGCTAATTGCGACAAGCTGAGTTGCTCCACTTTGCAACGGTAGCGATGTTAGGGTCTTAACCGTCAACGCAGTGCCGAGGTCGTCAAGCTCGACGTACCCCTTGCGCATCTCTGGTGCCGTCGGAGCCGGAAACAAGTTTATCAGGTCCAACGCATATTGGGGCTCCATCTGGTCGATAGGTGTGACAAGATCGAGCCCTCCGAACGGCGCTGGAAGTGTTACCGACTCGACGGCCATTTGCTACCACCGAAGTTTACGACGGAGTCCGCCAACCGCTGCGCCGCCTAAGCGCTCAGGTCGTCGTAACGGATTTCCACGGAAAAGGTTGTTGTCGACGACGGTTTCGCCCATTTCGCGAGCAGTATCATAGTCGGACTCAACCACGTTGCCGACTCGTCTTCCCATGCCTTCGGCCATTTGCTGCGGATACTGAGTTATTTGACCCGCTACCCGTCCGATATTAGCTGGTCCCATCTCCCGCTCATATTGCTGCATCGCTTGCTCGCGAGTACCATATACCCCTGGGGAAAGCCGGAATCGACCGCCCTGATTTCGACTTGGCCGATACACGTCTTCAAATCGCTGACCTTGTCCGCCCAAAAAGCCTGGCGCCCCTTCGACCTCCAAATTAGGCGTCATATTGACCCGATCCGCAAACGCCTCACCGCTGCCACGGCCGATTGATTCAATGAGGTTGTCGTAGGCTCTGCCGCCATCAACCGGAGCCATGCCCTCTCGCCATCGAGCCGGCCCCTTGTTCATCGCATCTTCCAGCGCACCAACGCCACGATCAAACTGTTGAGGTCCACGTCGCATCCCTCGATCCAACATTCGCTCTTGCGCTCTTTGCAGTCCGCCATCGGCTCGACGATATACGCCTGGACTCACTCGCACCATCTCTTCTCGGCCCCGACCGCCTCTTGGTGCCTGTGGTCTCTGCCCTGGTCTTCTCTCTAATGCTGTTCTGCGTGCCATTATGCCTCTTTTCGTTTTGTTTCCTTTTTGCTTGGTTGTTTGTATGCCCGCTCAAGCGCCTGTCTCATCGACTGACCCCGAACGAGCTTCCCCTTGTCATCTCGATACAAGCCCGCCGATTGCCGAGCCACTTCGCCCTTTGCCGCCCTTGCTGTTTTGGCTGCCGTGGTGCCTGGTGCCGCTGGAGCGCCTGGAGCGCCGGCCGGTGCGCCATCAAACAACTTTCGAGCGCCTCCGAGATAGTAGTTGTACTGACTCTCATTGATTCGATTTTCGCCCTTTGCGGCGTCGAGTTTCTCCTTGATCTGGTCGTAGGTAAAACCCTGCTGCCTGGCGAAATGCTTCATGTTAGCCGCTGCAACGGCTGGATCATTGTTGGCGTTTGAAATAGCGCCCTTGGCATACATAATAGATATATTGCTGTTGTTTTGGCCCACGAAATTGTAACCGGCCACAAGTGCGTCGGAAAGCTCGACCGCCTCTTTCCATGCCTCTGGATTAGCCGCCGCAATCTTGTCGATTTCCTTCCACTTTAGAGTTGAGCCGTCCTTGCCGAAATCGTACGTGCTGCCGTCGGCAAGGGTGCCCATGTAGTTGTCGTCGAGGATTTTGTTGTCCTGCAATCCTTTTCGGATTGCGTCTCGGGTCATTTGCGCTTTATTTTTCGAGCTGCCAAATTTGCTTCCGATATATCCTGCCGCCAAGCCAATCGCTGCGCCAATGGCCATACCAACGGGTCCGGCTGCTGACCCATATATTGCGCCCGCCGCTGCTCCACCGAGCCCCGCTCCGGCGCTTAAACCCCCAACGGATGCAGCAATATCTCGTTGCTTCCCCGCTGCCATGCTTCCTGTCATTTCGGCAGTTTGATAAGCACCATATCCGCCGGCCACAAGATTAGCGCCTGGCACGACCGTTGCCCCTAACGTGCCGGTGCCGGTTGACATCGCACCGGTTGCTGCCGCAAGGTTGGCCGCTCCAGCGGTTCCGTAGATGCCTGCTCCAGCGTAATCTTTGTTCTGCGCTGCCTTGTATGCGCTGTAGAGCTGCGCCGCTCCCGCTGCTCCTTGACCTACCTTTGCCCAATCTACATTAGCAAGGAAGCCTGGATCGGTTTGAGCGGTTGGCGGAAGACTTTGGACTGCCCCTTTTGGAGCAACGATTGTGCCGCCATTTGGAGCTGACCCCACGGCCTCATAGCCGCTTGGAATCGCCCCGCCCTGGGGAACTACATTCCCTTGGGGGACCGTCATCGCCTGTTGTAATGCCCCGCCTAAAGGCGCTCCGCCGCCTGCTGTGCCGCCCGCTGTGCCGCTAACGGCTCCGGCCCCACTGGTGGCATCCGCAACCGGTTTCGCAACGTCTGCGGCCTCCTTGGCTGGAAATAAAGCCCCGTAAGCTTCTTTGCCAACATAAGCCCCGCCCACTGTTCCTGCCACTTGCCCAAGTTGACCGGCCTGACGTGCTCGACCCGACTCTTTTGCCTGCTCCTGCTGCATCGCCTGTAGTCCGCCTGGACCGAACGCCATTTCCGCCGCTTGGGGTCCGCTGTATCCCTGTCGTCGAAGCTCCTGATATCGTGCGAGTTTTTCTTGATAGCTTGCCATGCTCTAAATCCATGTTCCAAAAATAGCCACGCCGCTTCGAGCAAAAAGAATGGTTTGTTCTGGACCTCCTGCCCAAAGATTTTTCCCAGGATTTTGACGGCTAAAATCCTCATTGAGTTGCAAAGCAAATCGCGGTTGGATCGTTGTTAAGCCGTGAATCTCTGCAAAGCGTTCCATCATGCCCAACTCGAGCGTTTTGGGATTGAATAAGGTTACGTCCGTATCGGCGAGGAAATCGTTGTATGCTCCATCGTAATACGTCCAAGACACGCCGCCATCGCTCACGGTGCCGCTGGTATGCGTTGGAGGAGTTGCGCCGGTAGTGCCGCCCCCTGCCGTAACGTAGTAGTTGCCGTTGTAAAAGGTATAGCTGTTAGCTGTGTAAATGACGCCCGTTGCCCACGTCTTTGGCCGAGCGCAACGGTCCATCATGTATTCAAAAATGATGATCTGACCGGCGTTTGCGGACGTTGGCGTCGGCGATATTAAAAGCTGCGTGTTTGAGATCCCTCGAATCTGAAACTTTTGATATACGGTCGTGTTAAGTCCGTAGCCTTGGATTTCGGCGTATTCCTGCTCAGTAATAGGACCAAGTACCCGCCACCGTGTCGACTGATTCCAAAAAGTCTCGTAATGATAATATGAAAAAGCCGTCGGAAGACTGTAACTCGCCTGCCCCGCAACAAGAGTTATTGAGCTGGACGCATACAACAATGGCCACGGATACTGCTCTGCCATTTCGCGATTGACACGATTCGCTATAGTCAAAAGCTGCTTCGTTGTCGTGTCGGTGCTTCCGACGGCTGTTGGTGCTACGGTATAACCCGCCTCATTTGCCACGTTTTGAATGTAGGAAATGAGGGTCATTCTTTAGTCCGTTGATTGCCGTTTTCGTGTTTTTGGAGGCGCTGGTAAGGTAACGTCCTGGTCCTCATATTGTTCTGCCGCAATTCCCATTCCCTGCGCAACATAAAACGTGTTGCCCATTGAATTACCCTCCGTCGCATTCACTCGTTGAATAAGCATAGCCAAGTCCCGCTCAAGCTTTTCGGTACGCTTTCGCTCGCGCTCCAACTGTTCACGCAAGCTGACGATCTCGTTCTGAGGAGCGTTTGCCGCTTCGATCCATTCTTTCGCTTTCTTGACGAACTGAGACAACGGACCGATTCGCCGTTTGATATCGTCGTTAGCCTCGGCCAACTGCTCAACTGTCCGAAAGCCCATGTGCTGAAGCTCTCGCATTGCCGTACCTGGAAGCAGCGACCACTCCATCAACGGCGTCCCGGCCTGAACAGGTTCCGAGCCGGCCTTAAAGCGAGCGTATTCTTCTGGATACTCCTGCACGTCGCGAGGCTCAACCGCCCTAACGGTTTCGTCCATTCCTGGCCACTGTATCGATATCGATTCGACCTCGTCAAAAATCGGTCGGCCTGCGTCGTAAGTCTTTTGCACGTTTTGGTTGTATGCGTAAAAGAACTTTACGTTGGCGCCACGGTATCGCTTCTGGGGCTGATTATAGCCGCTCATCTGTTGCTGAACTTGCTGCCAATCGAAGTTTGTCATGTATCCTCACCGTTAACGGGCACTATTGCCCATGGTTACAATACACGATCTACACCATTTGAAAACAACTGATCGAACTGATGGGTCCGCCCGATGTTTGGTAAACTGTAATCGCCCCCGACGGAACTACCTCGGAGCTACTCATCCACACGTTGATCCCTGGCGTGTTGCTCAATACGAAAACAGGATTAGCCGCCGATGGAGTTAAGCTTGTGATTGCAAAACCTCTAAAGCTTATGGCTATCGGCGCACCACTGTTATTTTGAATCATCAAGAATCGACGATCTTTTTGAGCCGCAAGCACTAACGTACTAGCTGCGTTTGGGATCGTTGGGTTGACGCCGTCAAGGAGTCCCGCTGTTATTGGCATAAATCACCTACGCATATTGAACGTATTCAGTCGCCGATACTCGGAAAAAAACGCCCAGTCCTGGAGCTTCTAACGTAACCGCTGTGCCAGCTCCGCCTGGAGCAATTCCCGTAATTTCGCTTGAACTGTCCACAGGGTATACTTTCAACGTTTCTACTGCATCGGCATTTGAAACGAAAATTGGAAAACCAATCGGACAATCTGGAAGTTTAACGCCGGAACCGGCCGGTGTCGAAACTATCGACGCAGAAAACGAGGTTAATTGCAAAGCATTGTTAATAGTAGAGCCGGTTGCCGTTAAATCTTTGGCCGTAGCTATCACCGGAGCCGCTGCGGTTGTATAATTGGCGAACTGTTCAGCCAATTTACTAGCTACACCTAAATTTATTAAATTGGAATCGAAACTCATACTATTTTCCAAAAAAAGGTGAGAGGGATTTTGCTCCCTCTCACCTTAATCCTAGTCTATCGATAGTACACGTACCGATTGTACCTCTGCCGCCGCAGCCGTGCCGCCAACGGTGGTCACTCCGATAACTCCAGGCAATAAAACAAACGACCCGCCCGAAGCATCATCGCATACGCCGCCCGTTGCGGTCGTATAAACGCTCGCTTTTGCGGTGTAATTGATAAACCGTGCTTTAATTCCCGAACCACTGCCGCCGCCATTTGGTCCACCAATCCATACCCAAAGATACTCATTGGTGCTTGCTGCCACCTGAGCTGCGCCGAAGTTTCTAACTTTTGTTCCCGCCTCTGTGTTGTCCATTTGCACAACGGTATGATCGTCTTTCACCGAAACCCAATCATATTGCGTCAAATTTTCAGCCGCTTTCACAAAAATAAACGTTCCTTCAACCGTAGAACCGGTATCACCGAGTTTTGCCGGTAATGACGGAACTGTCGTTGCGTCGAACGTTCGCAAGTAATTTACACCAAAAGCTCCTACCTGTGACATATCTCTTTCCTCCTATGATTAAGCGTAAATAACCGCCTGAAGCGCAGGAGCCGAGCAACACAAGTTTCCTTCGCAAAGGATAACAGTGAAGAAAGCATCCTGGTCAACTGGTCGAGCCATCTCGTTCTGCAACGGTTTGAAATCGGCCCCGCGACGCATGTCGAAAGTCCAATATTTCAAATTGAGAAGTCGGATTGAGTTTGTCTCTAACTCTGCCGAGCCGTATCCACCATCAAAGATGAAGTCGGCGCCGTCATAGTTAAGAACGCGAAAGCCTGCCTCGCCCTTCTTGGTCGGAGCCTGAATACGCTGGATCGCTGTCAACGAGCTGTGGAGGAACTTCCACGATGTCCGACCGCAAATACCAAGCTTCGGCATTTCATCGCCCCGTGTTACCTGGGAAATGGTATCCGAGATAGTCTCCTGAACGTTTGTCGACGAAAGTGTAATGTTTACCGCTACGTTTCGCGCCCAAAGGTTTGCAGCACGATCAATTCCGCCGTACGTTCCGGAGGATGGAGAGGTCGATACCGCCTTCTTCAAGCCGTCGAACTCAAGACCGCCGAATCCTGTGCCATCGCCACGGAGCGAGGTCGATACTGTGTTCTTCAATCGCGAAATTGAAGCCTTGATTTTGTTTTCTACTACGTCAAGGAGTTGTGCCTCGTCACGGTTAGAGCGACGCTCGAAACCGCTGATTGCCATCGGCTCATAACACTGCTTGATCGCAAAGCGAAAAGCAGTCATGTCGTCGATTGCATTTAAGTTGAAGCTCGAGTACCCGCTGTAGAATCCGCCTTGCGCATCATCGTTGTACATGACTGGCTTGCGTAACTCATATCCGCCGGTGAACCGTCGAACGTTGCCTTCGTCGTCCATGTATTTCAGGACGGGGTTGTGATGTGTAATCTCGTCCGCAATCTCGTCCGACTGATCGAACAAGGTTGTGACGATTGCTTCCTCTAGTGTTGCCATTTTTTTTATCCTTTTTAGTCGAGCCCGTTAAGGCGTCTGCGTAAGTTTTCGCGAAGATCCCGTATGCCTAATCGAGGGGAGCCACTGCCTACGCTGCCCGATACGGCTCTGGATGCGGCCTTAGCCTTTTTTACTGTCTGAGTCTGCGTCTTTATTTGTGTGGCCGCCTCGAGTTTCCCCGCCAAGCTGCTGAACACTGGATCGCCTTTGACAACGTAGTTGTAGGCTGTCTCAAGAATCTCCTGAGGGGAGCCCGCCTGCTGTTGTGTCAAAGCCGACACTATCGGAGCCATCTTTTCCTCTAGTTGCGCCGCCGTTTGTGCGTCGGTCGCAGTGAAGAGGGGTTTGCTCTGCATGAATGACTGTACGGTGGCGAGATTCTGCTGCGCAACATAATTTTGTTGCTGCTCGTTTATCATCGCCTGAATTTTTGATTCCGCTACTCTTTCGGCCTCCTCCCTTGTTAGGTATTCCGGTGTCTCCGGTTCCGGTGGATAGTATCCCTCAAGCTGCCCCTGGCTTGCCGCATACAGGTCATCGATCCTCAAGCCGTACCCGTCCAGCCACTCAAGAGCGGTCTGAATGGGGTTGTCTTTCATCGCAAGATCCCACTCGATAGATCGTTCGGTAAGCTTTTCCGGTGTAAGCCCAAGCTCTTGGTATTCCTTCTCGTGTTTCTGATACACCTTGTGGACGCCCTCCGTTTCGGCTCGCATCCGGTCGACCTCGGCTCGTTTGCGGTCATATTCCGCCTGGGTTTCGAACGCCCGTCGACTCAAGTATGCTTGAAGGACATGCGCATTTTCCGCCGTGGGATTGAGGAACGCTTCCCGCTCCGCCTTGTTCATATCGCGAGGAGGAGCAACCGCCCTGGGTACGTTTGCGATTTCCTCGCCGGCCTGCGCTTCCGTTTGTTGCGATTCTGTCTCGATTTCCCGTTCGACTGTTGCCCTAGTCGGTTCGACTGAAGTGTCGGCCTTTTGCGCCTGCAATTCGTCGCCCATGTCGAAGCTCTTTTCTAGCGCTCCTCGAATGTTAAGCGTTGACTCGTGCCCATTGGATTCCGTTTCGACTGTGTTCTCATCCATTGTATCTGTCCCTTATTTGTTGGTTTATACGATTGATCAACGCCTTTTCGCGCTCTGCTTCCCGCTTTTCGGGAGAGTAGCCTCGATCATAAGCGTCACCGACCTCGATGACTCCGGCCGCCTTGTATGCCGCCCGAAGCTTCGATTTGCTTGTATATATTTCCCTGGGGTTTAGCGGGTTCTTAGTAGGTGGCATCTCGTCGCGAATGTACCCGTGCGCTATATCCGCCGGTACTCTCACCTGTACTTCTTCGACCGGCACGACTTTGCATTGTACCGAACACCACTGAAACAGTTTGTGCTTTTCCATATCAATCCAACAAAGACATCAACAAAAGAACTTTCAATTTTCGCTTTTTAATTTCCTCTTTGCTTAAACCTTTATCCTTTGCGCTTTCCACTGACACCATCGCCCGCAAGGTTTCTGTGATGGTTTCGTCAATGCTCTTTCGCTTGCGCTTTTGCTTACCCTCCGCCGCATAACGTTCCCGCAATATCTGCGCCGCTATCTTTTCCTCTTCAGCAAGTTGCTTTCGGCGATACCTCTTGGCCTTGTGTAGTATGTCGGATAGGTCCAGCGGTGGACCAATCAATCGAGGGAACGGTATCACGGTCTCGCTCGCCCGCCTGATACATTGGATCACCTGTACCGGCTGCGAAATGGTTGGCAACGGTATAACGGTGCTGACTACCCACGGTAAGCATATAATGGTCGCTGTTGTCGTTTGCGTTATCGTCGGCAAATAGAACGTTGTCGGAAAGCTGGAGAAGACGGCCTGAATTGTTTGAACTGGCTGAGTAATAGTCGGAAGGCTAATTGAGTAGCCTGACGGCAAAAACACCGCTTCGACAACTTGCTCGTCTACGGATAATGGGACGGTCGGCAACTGATCGCGAGTCGCTGCGTTGCCGTACTCCCAGTTTAAGAATCCGTCCCACTCTGATCCATAACTCATGAAAAGCCCACGCTGATAAATGAGTTGGTCGCTGCCGTTGTTGAATAATTGACACAAACGACCCACGAGTCGATAGATCCGGATGTCGGTGTCGCTGGCTGTAAAACTGTAAACCGTGCGCCACTGCCGACGATAGTGTCGTACACCGATGCGCCTTGTACGACGTCCTGACCATGCGACAACAGCTCCATCATATAAACGTATGTGGTGCCGCTAGTGCTCGATGCCGTATTAACCACGATATCCGTGATATCCTGAACTGCCGATCCCTGGTCCTCTAGCCGTAAGAAAAAGCACGATCCTATAACGGCGCTGGCTGGTAGCGTTGTAACAAGCGTTCCCGTTGTAGGTGTACCATCTGCCGCAACGTAATCGACCGTGAACGATGGAGCCGTTCCGATAGGAGCTGCCAACATGATAAACGGAATGTATGCGACGGCTGCGTTGCTCTGTCCCATAACGGTACGCAAAAGAGGAAGCGTCCCAGCGGTGCGGGTAAAACGACTGCCCGTTAAATTGAAATCGCAGTAACCCACCTCATAGATGCGAGCAATTCCACCACCTGTCCCGCCGACGTTGGCGTATTCCAAGGACTGATTAAGTTGATCCTCTGATCCACAAAAGTTGATATCCTCTTGTGTGCTGCCAAAGGTTCCCGTTGCGAGGGGTAGGATTTGAAACGAGATATTGCCGCTGGTGCTGTTGGCTGCCGTTGTGTTGGAGGATGTAACGGTTGTTCCGATGTTATAAACACCGCCGTATTCTGCAAGGTTTTGAATGATCTGATTTATGCTCATACAGGCTCAGGCACTAACCCCAAGTTTATTACCGCCGCTCCCGCCGCTGTCGTAAAAAAACGATACGCTGCAATCGTTTCCGTCGGCTCAATCAAATACGGCACCATCGTTTGACGGAAAAAGCTCATGTCCCACTGTGTTTTATTTTGTAATCCAATGTACAACGGCAAAAGCCCGTATACTTTCACCGTACCCGTTGGAGATCCCGTTGCTGTAATGGTGATATCGGTTACGTCTCGAACGCCTTTGCTTCCGCCTGGTGCGGTTGGTTGAAACATAAACGCAGTGTTTGCGTCCATCGTTGGCTCAAGTTGAATTGAGTTTGTAATTGCCGTTGCGCCGCCCTGGTCTGTATATTCGATGTCCAAAGTACCGCCACCGCCGGAGCCGTTGCTTGAAACACACTGAGTATCGCATACGATCATGGTGAGACCGCTTGCCGTTTGTATTGATGCGCCTTTTACGTCTTTTGTTGGCATTGTAACGCCATCGACAAAAGTTGACGCCAAATCCAGCTCGCCCAATAGGTACTCTAACGCTATGACATTAACGCCGACGGTATCGGTTGTAATCATGCTGCAATTTGTCGCAACAAACCCTTCGACATCCGTTCCAACCGACGGAACTGTAATTGCTATCGGAAAGCGTTGTGCAATCGTAACCGCTGCCGCTGGAACGGTGCTAGTCGATGACACCTCTGCATACACCGTACGATAAAAAGACCCGTAGTTGGCATCGGCTGCTATCGCCGTGTCAATCGTAGCGCTCTGGAAAGTAAAGTTGCTGCCCACTAGGTTACTCCTACAAGATTTGCTGACCCGATAATGGTCGTACCAGTGTTATTAAACGCCACAAGCAAAATCAATTCGCCACCCGCTAACGGGACCGGAGCCGGTTTCTGAGTTAAAAAGTTGACTTGCGCTCCCGCTCCTGTTGATTGCGTCGACTGATTCATCATGCAGATTGGCACGACTCCGCCAACTAACATCGTCCCTGTGTATGTCCCTGCGCCTGTAAAACGCATATCGGTTACGTCTTGAACGCCTTAGTCCCCTGCGTTTAAGGGAATGAATCCGCTTGATCCTAACGGGACTGGAGTGCTTTTGAGCGTAACGGCTGGCGACCATGTGGCTGCGTTGCCGTCTTGATCAATGTATTCGACCTCCATTGTGTTAGCGGTACCAGCGGTTAGGCTGTAAGCCGTATAGCCAAAAAGACTGCCGTATATTTGGCGGGAGGTGTCGCCTTCTGTTACAGTCGGCATTCCCGAAAAGGTTGTGAGAGTTGACGTATCAAAATCGTACTGAGCCAACAAGACAATCTTTGCGACCAAGATCGGCGTGTTGTTACTGCTACGGGTTTCGATATTGCTTAATCGGTACTCCGTAACCCCGACCGGAAACGGGTCGATTGCTCCTCCAATTAGCGTTTGTGCCTGTAATAATTGACCTGCATAGATGTCACTGGCTCCGCTGTCCACTTGTGAAATGAAGTGCGCCTGCTGAATATAACCCGCTGCCGTCTGTGTAATGTAATCGCCAAAACTAAGGAGCGCCACGAACGACCTCCGTCAAAGATGCTGGGTTTAGGTTCGCTGCAAAAGTATGCTCCTTCGTGCAGGTTACCAACTCCCGTTCATCGTCCCAGGTTACATGCACTACCTCCTCGCAGATGGGACATTTCACAAGCCGATAAAACGTTTTTAACGGTTGTGGAGGTATCGCCTGACTTGGTCGTGCTGGTGGCTTGCCGAACATGATTAAAGCGAGAATATACCCGTTGGGTCAAACTGGATTTGAATATTGCCGCCGTTTGGTGTGACGTTAATTGGACCGCCGACGACCGTATCCATATACATTATCAACGGCGAGGTCGCCGCAAATCCCGTATCCTTGTATATAATTAAAGCCTCAATCGTGTTACCGGTTACGCTGGTGAACGTGACATCGGCTGCGTCGAATAGTCCGTTGGTCACGGTCTTGCTTCCCAATAGCTGCGTTGTACCTACCAACGCCGACGACGCTGCCGACCAAAACTCGTGCGTTGCGCTGTAGGCGTATGTGCCTGTGTCAATCAATGCGATACGTATGTTATCGGTGGCGAGGTCGATAGGCGTGCCGGTTGATATAGTCGACGCTCCTATAAGCTTCTGGAGGAACTTTGGATACAATACGTTTGACATGTCTTACTCCTCAGTGATTTCAATTCCGACCGGATTGCCGGTCTCGTCGCTGATAATTTTCCCGACCTTTCGACCGGCTGGCTTCGGCGCAGCAACCGGCGTTTCCTGCATCGTCCTTAGCGCAATTCGGATGCG